CCATCACCAAGTCCATCACCAAGTCCATCACCAAGTCCATCACCATCACCAAGTCCATCACCAAGTCCATCACCAAGTCCTTATGGATACTAATAAATAAAAATAAAAAAAAATGGGAACTAAACCGAATCCAAATTGGCAACAAAGAGCTTATGAAGCGTTTTCCCCAAACGTAAAGTTAGATATCAATAATCCACAAGAGGGTACGAGTGGTCCTATTGTTTATAATTTACTATCAAGTTCAAAGGGTGGAGAACAAAGTTCTGTTGGTATGACAGAGAGTGGTCTGTTTCATCTTTACAACGATCAATGTATTGAGATTATTGGTGGACAAAAAGTAGAGGGTGGTGGAGTATGTGTAAATATTGCAGGTACAAAGGGAGATGTATGGATAACTGCAATGAGTAATGGTGATGTGAAAATTACAGGTACAAATATTTTAATTGATGCATCAAAAAACGTAGAAATACAGGCAGGTTCAAATTTTTCAGTTAGAGCAAACAAAATTAATATGAGTTCTAATAGTTGTTTTATTAAAGCACCAAGAGGTAAAATATCAGTTCGTGATGTGAGTTGGAGTGGTGCAGTTTTTTCTGGTACTTCTGTTCCATCGGGGTTGTATAGTTAGATATGACAGAATTTAAAACAGGTGGTGTTCCTATACCAGATTATGACAGGGATGACATAAATTATGTAAGTCAAAAAACAGAATTTACAGAAGATGTATTTGTATATGGAAAATTATACGCTAATTTAGTTGGTGGTCAACCTGATGTAAGTATAAAAGATTTTGGTGCAGTTGGTGATGGTGTGAATGATGATACTGAATCTATTCAAAAAGCATTAAATAAATTTCAAGGTAAAGGTAGAATTCTTATTCCAGAAGGTACTTTTCTTGTATCGAGCACTATCATAATACCAAGTAATACTCATTTATCTGGGGAAGGTAAGGATAGTGTTATAAAAATGAAATCCAATGTAGGAAGGGATACTTCATTAATGAGAACTGGAGAAAGAGATATTAAAAAAGAAAATATAATTTTACAAGATTTTACATTAGATTTTAATAGAGAAAGATGGTCTGTATCAGGAGGAGTCACACTTAAAGACACTGATGGTGGTGATCAAGATAATGATCAAACTACATTAAGTATATGTTTTAGTGAATATGTTTTGGTAAAAAATGTCAGATGTATAGATGGATATAAACATAATATTGATGTATGTGCACCAAGATATCCTGAAAATAATAATGGTTCAACATATGATAATGAACCATCAAGATACGTTACACTACAAAATTGTTTTACATCTGGGTCGGGGGATGATAATATTACAACACATTTTTCATCTGATATTTTAATTAAGGGGTGCAGATCAATACATCCATCAGGAATAAGAACTCCTCAAAATTCTAATTGTTTTGAAATAGATGACGGTAGTAGAAATGTAACTATGATTAATTGCACAGCGATTGGTGGTCATAAAGGACTTCAGATTAAAGGACATAGTTATGCTCCAGCACCTTATAATGTTACTGTAGATGATTTTAAGACATATAATAATACTACTGGTGTTGATGTCAAACATATGGGTTTTGATACTGGGAATAGTCCAACTGCGAGGAATGTCAATCTGACAAATATATCAGTCATAGCACCCAGAGATTTTACATCGGAAGGTAATGTAACTGAATTAGCCAACCGTTGTATTAGAATCTCCTCATATGAAAATGTAAAACTTGTAAACATATATGTTAGTGATGATACTGTTGACAAAGCAGATGATTTTCTTGCATCATCAACAACACGAGCAGAAGGGATGGTTCGTGTGATGGAAGGTGCATCTAACGTATTAGTTAAAAATTTAAACATTGTTGGTTTTGCAGCAACATCTGAGGGTTTTTGGTCATCAACAAGTACAAAAGGTCCAATAATTGTTGATGGTTTCTCCTCTACTGATGGTCCAGACAAAGCATTTAGAATTACTGGAGCAGGAAGCACTGGATCGATAAGTAATTATATGATAAGTGGAAGTCAATCATCTGGTGAAGGTATTGATGTAGATGGGACAGAATTTGAAGTTGGTAGTGGAGTTGTTACTGGATATGGCACATCGATAGTAAGAGCAGCAAATCATGGATATTTGGGTTCAGAAAGACCAGCGTTTTTGGTAGAATTAACTACAACACAAACTGCCACTGGAAATCAAAATGCATATTTAAGAAATTTTGATACCGTTAGATATAACTTAGGAAATGGATGGGATAATGCTACAGGAATATTCACTGCTCCCGTCGCTGGTTTGTATAAGTTTAATATCACGATGACTTTTGAAAATGGTGATGCTACAGTAGGTGGCAATACGGGTAATGATGATAGTTATGGTGTGTATTGGAGGGTTGAGAATAATTCATCTTATTATAACAGAGTTCATAGTAATGTTAGAGATTTCCATGTGATTAATCCACGTTTTCAATCTGGAAATGGTTTAGAGTATAATGTTTCTTTTTCATCATTAGAGCGACTTGATAAGGGTGCAACAGTCGGATGGTATCAGACTGACTGGGAGACAGTAACGGTTCAATTAGATTATGCAACTATAACTGGATATTTACTAAGTTGATTGACTTTTTTTATACATATGCTATAATAAGAAAAAATTATTCTCATATGGAAGATTTTGTATACGAAGTTATAGTAGACATCTGTGCTAAAACCTTCAAACTTAAGAGTAGTGACGGAGATAATAAAATTATTGCGTGTGAAGATTCTGAAGAGTTTATGAGAGTTTTAGAAGTATGTGATCAGATGCTTGAACCACATATGATTAAATATGCTGAATTAGCATTAACCACAGATAAATAAATGAAATACAAGATAACCACCAACTTCTGTTGGTTTCGTGGCGGTAGCATGATCGTTAAGATGTATTTCATAAATGGTATGCCATTTACATTTGATGAATTACCAGAGGGACATTTAAGAGATCAAGACCTAATTAATGAAGCAGATAAGCATCGTACATTTAATGATGACGATATGTATCAATATTATGGATATCTTGTAGAGGAGGAATTACACCCGTGTTTGTTTGAGGTTGATTTAGAAAACCCAGAAGAATTGCCAGATGATATCTCAATTCATATAGATACGGATGAGTAACCAGCTAAATAGACCTAGTATGTATTGGTCTTATTGATCAAATTTATAATAGTAAAAAAAGATGCCTCTTAATAAGTTAGAGAATTTTTTAAAGAATACCGAGGGTCGTGTTCTTTATGTAAATCCAAATGATCTTGATTCAACCGATGGTATCGAAAATCAAGGCAATTCATTAACCAAACCCTTCAAGACGATTCAGAGAGCACTGATAGAGGCTGCTAGATTTTCATATCTTCGTGGGGACGATAATGATTTAGTAGAGAGAACAACAATATTACTTTTTCCAGGCGATCACATAGTCGATAATAGACCAGGTTTTGCTATTCGTAATGAATCAGGGTCAGCAAAAGCAATAAGTCCAGGTGGTGCAGCAACAGGTGCTCAAAACACTCTTACACTTACACTTGATTCTAGTTTTGATTTAACACAAGAAGATAATATACTTTACAAATTTAATAGTGTCCACGGTGGTGTTGTTGTTCCTAGAGGAACTTCAATTGTAGGTTTAGATTTAAGGAAAACAAAGATAAGACCATTATATGTTCCAAATCCAACAGACACTAACGTTCCATCCTCTGCTATTTTTAGAATTACAGGTGCTTGTTATTTCTGGCAATTCACATTTTTTGATGGTGATGAAGCAGGATTAGTTTATACAGACCCTACTGATTTTAGTATTAATAATCAATCAAAACCAACTTTCTCCCACCATAAGATAACTGCTTTTGAATATGCTGATGGTGTTAATATACTAGAGCAATTTAGTGATTTGACTGATTTAGACATATATTATAGTAAACTTACAAACGCATTTAATCGAGCATCAAATCGTGAAATAGATCAAAAGTATCCTGCATCACCAAAAGCATTTTCACCACAAAGACCTGAATTTGAAATAGTTGGTGCCTTTGCAACTGACCCTCTAACTATATCAAATATTGAATCGGGTGATGGTGCAACTCCAGGACAAGTAGTTACTGTCACAACAGTGGTTCCACATAATTTATCAGGTGGAACACCTATCAAGATTCGTGGTATTAACGTAGCAGATTATAATATATCAACTAAAGTATCGAATGTTATTGATTCAAATAGATTCCAATACTCATTACCGTTTGTTCGTTCTAATTTACCTGCGGGAACTTCTGGTGGATTAAGTTCTGCAAATGGACAAGTATTAGTTGAAACTGACACAGTTACAGGTGCATCTCCATATATCTTTAACTGTTCAATGCGTTCAGTGTATGGTATGCAGGGTATGCATGCTGACGGTAGTAAAGCAACTGGTTTTAAATCAATGGTTACTGCTCAGTTTACAGCAGTATCTCTACAAAAAGATGATAGAGCATTTGTCAAATATGACAAAACAAATAGAAGATATAGTGGTATTGCTTTTTCAAAACAAACTGGTACAAGATTATCCTCTGAATCATCATCAACAAACCCTAATACAGTATTTCACTTAGATCAAGAAGCAAATTATAGAAAAGAATTCAGAACAACTCATATCAAAGTATCTAATGATGCTGTTGTACAGATCGTATCTGTGTTTGCAATTGGATTCCACGCTCATTTTGAAATGATTAATGGTGCTGACGCATCAATCACTAACTCAAACTCAAACTTTGGTTCTTTCGCTCTATTAGCAGAAGGATTTAAAAAAGATGCGTTTGCTAAAGATAACAAAGGATTTATTTCATCAGTTATTACACCACGCTCTGTTGTCACTGAGGAGCAACAAATTGAATTTTTACAAACTGAGCCAAGTGGAATCACTACACCTACAAAGTTTTTCTTATTTGCACAAACTACCCTCACACTTCCTCCATCACACATAGCACAAGGTTTCCGTATCGGTGCAAAAGTTGGTGAAAAATTATTTATTGATAAAAACGGTAGCACATTTTCAGCAACCGTTGTAATGGAAAATGGTGGTTCTGGAACTTCACATACTTCTGAAAAAAGTTATGAAGCAACTCACTCATCAGCTTCTGCGACTGAAAAATCTATTTTTACAATTGACGGGACTCATGAATTAGCAAATGGTGAATCGATTAGAGTCACCGCAGATAATGGTGATTTACCAGAAAACGTTGAACCTCATAGAGTATATTTTGCTATTACGAGTGCTAAAGATTCCACATTGTCTGCTAATCAAATACGTATTGCCTCATCAAAAACAAATGCTGATTTAACAATACCAGTTTTTGTAAAGACAGTTGCAAATACGAGTGATAAATTTAGGATTCTAAGTAGAGTATCAGATAAAAAACCTAACGATGCTGGACATCCAATTCAATTTGATGAATCTGCTGGACAATGGTTTGTTCATACAAGTGCTACAGATAATACTATTCATAACGGAACTTCATTATATGCAAATGCATCACAAGATGATATTTCTTACGTTCTTAGGAAGGATGATGATAGAAGTTTAGATGAAAAAATTTACAAATTAAGATATGTTGTACCTAAAGAACTTGCAAATGGTAGAGATCCAACAGATAGTTTTGTATTGCAGGATTCAAGTTCTACAAATGTCCTAGCAAATACTGATTTTAATAAAGCGTCTTTGACATCTGCTGATTATGCCTTTGATAGAAATACAAGATTTTTATCTCACCTGAGTTTCGATAGTACTGTAAATTTAGTTGAGGCACGTTCTGATAAACCTCATAATCTGGGTGTTGGTGAGGTAATTATTGTTAGAAATGTTCTAAGCACCACTAACTCAACTGGAATATTTAATAAAGGATATAATGGAACTTTTGAAGTAAGAGAAATTGTTAATGATAAAGTATTCAGATATACGAATACTGATACTTCAGGTGTTATTCATACAGTTGGTGATTTCACGAACAATACACGTACAAGAAATACAACATTGCCACGTTTTGATAGAAACAACAATAAAGGTAATTTCTTTATCTATAGAACAGAAACTATATCACCTTATATTGAAGATGTTCAAGATGGTGTGTATCACTTATTTGTGTTGAATAGTAACAACGCAATGGATGAAACCTCCAATGAGTTTGTTGAAAACAAATACAATCAAAATATTGTAAACTTATATCCAGAATATGATCGTGATAATGTTGATGCAAACCCACCTGCGGCTTCATCGTACGCAAAAAGATTTCCTATTGGTGAAGTTGTTACCAATGACTTGAAAAAAAGTATTACTAGAGAAACAACAAACCAATTTTTACAAAATTTTGATCAATCAGTTGGTATAACAACAGTTGAAAATAATGCTACTAACGCTGTTATTGACTTAGATAAGGAGCACGGTCTTCAAGCATTGAAGTTCCATACCACATTAAATGGTGGTAGTGGTCACACAAATGGAACATTTTACAATGTTAAGTTGTTTAATAACAATAGTTCACCAACGTCAGCACCTTGGGATGGAGCAACAGCACAAGTAACTGTTTCTGGTGGGTCAGTAACTTCAGTCGATATCACAGAGGGTGGTTCAGGATATACTGATAATGAGCAATTATTCTTTGATAGTTCACTCGTAGCAGATGGTGGTATTGGTGGTTCTCCTAGTGCAAATATCGTTGTTAACACTCTTGGAATATCATCTGCCACAGGTCACTATATTCAGGTAACAGGACTCTCTACTGGAACAGACTCATATCACCGTATATCAGCAGTAAATAGCTCAAGACAAATTACAGTTTCAAAAACTGCAAGCGAAACTCTATTAAATGGACAGCAAATACACCCTGTTGGTGCTTGGGTTGTAGTCGGTGGTGCTACTACAACTGCTGGAATAACATCATTTACTACACCTGTAGATCATGGACTCGCAGTTGGTAATAAATTTAGAGTATTGAATAGTAGTGATGCTAATCTTGGAGACTTTGTTGTAACATCTGTTGTGGGTGTAACAACATTTTTTGCAAAAACAACTAATGATTTAGTAGATCCTAAGTACATACTTAAACATGGATTATCAGATAACGAAGCATTATCTGGTGCTGGTGGTGAAAATATAGGAGTAAGAGGATTCAATTCATTTGACAATGAAACACTAATATTACAAGAATCAATTGATACTTCAGAACCTGCATTTAAAGTTAAATTACCTGGTGCTTTAACTTCTGCACAAAGCATAAACGCTACATCAATCACTAAACGTTTCCCTCTTGGATCGTATATTCAAATCGGAAGTGAAATTATGCGTATAGCATCAAGTTCACTTAGTGGTGCAGCAGGTGATGAAATTACTGTTGTACGTGGTTCTTTGGGTACTAATTCAGAAAATCATTTAATTGACTCACAAATTAAGAAGATAAAACCTTTACCAATTGAACTTCGCAGACCTTCTATATTGAGGTCATCAGGACATACATTTGAATATGTTGGTTTTGGTCCAGGTAACTATTCAACTGCCCTACCACAACTTCAGAACAGAGCGTTAACAGAAAGAGAAGAATTTTTAAATCAGGCTCAAGAAACATCTTGTGGTAACGTTGTTTACACAGGTATGAATGATAAGGGTGACTTCTACATTGGAAACACCAAGATTGCATCTGCCAGTGGACAGCAAACAACATTTGATATACCTGTCCCTACTGTGACAGGTGAAGATCCAAATCGACTTAGTTTTGTTGCTGATGAAGTTATTGTTAAAGAAAGACTATTAGTTGAGGGTGGTTCTTCAAAACAAATATTATCACAGTTTGATGGACCTGTTACCTTTAATAGTGATGTTCGTCTTTCTGATGATCAAAAACAAATTACTATCGAACCAGAAATCAGAGCAAGAGACGCTAACTTTAAAGATCAACAAAACTCTACAAGCACAATCACTGGTGCTGTCACTGTTGAGGGTGGTGTAGGTATAGCAAAGGATGTATTCATAGGTGGTGATTTTGTAGGAACTGGTCAATTTGATGGTGAAAGTAATATCTCTGGTATGTCATCCATAACAGCTTCATTTGCAAACAATGAAGGATTTTTCGGTAATGGTGCTGGATTGACAAATACTGGTGCTACGATGAGTTTACCAACAACAGGAGCTGACCAATTTATTGTCTTCACTGATATCACAACTGCTGGTGATACTATGGTTTCTGCTGCAACAGATCCTGGTCTAAAATATGATGTTGTAAATAATCAACTTCATTTAGAAGATAATATTGGAATATCATTAGGTGACTCTAATGATACTACATTTACTCACACACCTACAAATGGAACACGAATAGATCATACTGGAGAAGATGACTTAAGATTTAGATTAGGTCAAAATCAAATAATTTTTGAGAAGACATCTGGTGAAAACTTTATGTCAATGACACACTCAACAGGTAATGTAAACATTTCACATAATGATGATCTTAAGTTAAGCGTTGTTTCTACTGGTGTTAATGTTAATGGAGTATTAGATGTCTCAGAATCTGCAAGTATTGGAAATATTCTTGTTAACAATACTTCAAGACAAATTGAGGCAACTGGTGGAGACTTAATTTTAACTGCTTCAACCGAAGATGTAAATGTAACTGGTGAACTATTTGTTTCAGATAAATTACACGTTAATTCATCACTTCAAGGAAGTAGTTCAGATGCTTCGATTCATACACAGGGTGGTATTTTAGCAGAGAAACAAATTCATAGTAACAATGATATTGTTGCATTTAGTTCTTCTGATATTACACTGAAAGAAAACATTTCTCCAATTCAAAATGCTTTAGACAAGGTGATGTCTCTAACAGGAAACGTATTTGCTTGGAAACCAGAAGCAAGTCAGTTGGGTAACAAAGGAATGGATACAGGTATTCTTGCTCAAGAAGTTGAGAAATTAGGATTACCTGGTGTTACAAGAGAAAGAAACGGAATTAAGTCCGTTCGTTATGAAAGGTTGATTCCCGTATTAATTGAAGCAGTTAAAGAACTATCTGCTAAAGTTAATTCACTTGAAAACAATAAATAACTAAAAATATAACTGATGGCAAATATCAAGAAGAATTTTAACTTTCGTAACGGTGTACAGGTTGATGATGATAACCTGTTAGTAACGGCTACTGGTCTGGTTGGTATTGGAACTACTGTGCCAACAGAAGCTCTTGATGTTCGTGGTGATGTTACAATAGCAGGTTTTGCAACAATCACAAAGGGTAATATTGGGTTTCTGACTGTTACAACCTTTGAACCAACTCAAATCATAGGTGCTGGAGTTAGTGTAAAAAGTGGTATTATAACAGCAGAGGGAGCTGGGATTGTTACTTTCTTTGGTGATGCAAGGTTTTTACAAGGTATGCCAACTTCTCAATGGGAAGATATTGATGTAGGATTAGGATATACAAGTATATTTAATACTGGTGGTAATGTTGGTATTGCAACAAATGATCCTCGTTTTACTCTTCAAGTTGGTGGAAAAGTTGATGCTGGACAAGAGGGTGTTGGTATTAGTTCTGTTGGTAACGTAAGAGTATCAGGAATTGTTACAGCAGCATCATTTGTTGGAGATTTAACTGGTAATATCGTAAGTGCTTCCACTTTCTCTGGCGACATTGATTTAAATGCTGATATAGATGTAGATGGTCATACAAACTTAGACAATGTTAGCATCGCTGGAGTTACCACCACTGCTGGAAACGTTGATATAAACGCAGATTTAGATGTAGATGGACATACAAATTTAGATAATGTCTCTATTTCAGGTGTAACAACCTTTGCTACTGAAACAGTTTTTGGTGGAAATATTGATATAAATGCTGATATAGACGTTGATGGTCATACTAACTTAGATAATTTAAGTGTTGCAGGAGTGACAACATTTGCTGGTTTAGTGGATGCAAACGGTGGTGCAAGTATTGATAATATTCAAATTGGTGTAACTGGTGATAATGAAATTGATACTGCGTCTGGAGGATTATTAATTGATTCTGCTAACAATCAGACGACTATAGATGATAATCTTGAAGTTTCAGGTATTGCAACATTCAGTCAAAGTGCTAATGTTGCTGGATTGACGACAACTAGAACCTTTCAAGTAATAGAAACATCAACGTTTTTAGGTGATTTAAATGCTCAATATGTTGGAGCAGCAAGCACAGTCTCTGCACTAAAACTTGGAGTTGGAACAACTGATGCTCCTACTGTTGATATACAAGTTAGAAACACAAATGACTCTGAAATTCAAGTAACGAGTGAAACTGGAACAGCTAGAATATCATTTGGTAGAGAGACAGGGAATTTAAATACAAATAATGCAGAATTAAGATATGGTGGTCAACCTGGTCAATCATACAGTCAACCACAATCTCTGGACATAGTTAATCATGGTATTGATAATTTTAATTACTATCTAAGTCAGAATAATTCATCTAACGTAATTGGTGATTTTCATTGGTTAAAAGGAGTGAATAATCCATTAATGACTCTTACATCAGATGGAAATTTAGGTATTGGTGTTACAACTCCTACTGTACCACTCCAAGTGGTTGGTAATTCTAATGTCAGTGGTAATGCTGTTTTTGGTGGTGATATTAATTGCACTGGTACAATCTTTAGTGGTCTTACTGGTAATGTTACTGGTGATTTGAATGGAGATCTTTTTGGTAATGTTACTGCTTCTTCAGGCACATCTACTGTAGATCAAATCATTGTAACAGGTATTGGAACTTTTGAAAATTTTGTAAGTAATAATTCAATTTATATTGGAGGTAATTACTCTAGTGCGAGTATGAAATTCCAAATAAACACTGTCGATGATCAAGTATTTAAGGTGAGTGCAAGTGGTAGAGTTGCTATAGGTACTGATAATTTTTCAGGAAATAAATTTATTGTTAGTGGTGATACAACTTCTACTGGTGGTGGTGTCGCACTCACTCATTCACTTGTAGTTGGAAAAACAACAAGAGAGTGTGCTGTTGACTTTGCTGCTGCTGGTAAAAATTTAACTGGTGCAGGAGCTAATAAGATGTTCATGCTACCTCCTAAATTAACTGACGCAGAACAAACAGCAATTACAAATGCAGGAGTAGTATCAGGTGCAGTAATTTATAATACCACTGATAATAAACTTCGAGTTTATAATGGTACTGCTTGGAGGGATCTACATTAATGACTATTAAAGCATCTGGACCAGGACCCAATCCTAATCCTCTATCATTTACAGAAATAGAAGCTGAATTTGGATCTGGTGGTGGTCAACGTCGTTTAGGAAAATATCGAAGAGATGATCCTGCTTTTCAAAATGAAGGACCTTATAGCAATGCTGATAATGGTATGTTGGGAAAAAGACCATTAGATGATGGTATACCAACAGGAGCAAATGCTACTATAAAATTTAGTGATTTTTATAGTAAAAAATTGAATATGATTATCAAATACTATGGTGGTAGTGCTCAGAATCGGACAGGAACTGGTGGAGGTAATGATAATAATCAAATTGCGTCTTGGAAATATCATAATGAAGAAAACAATGTGATAGTCGTTGGTAATTTTAAAGATAGACCTGCTGGTTCGTATGATGCCAGTGGCAATACATTTGATTCATCAAATTGGCAAGGTGGAAAGAAAGTTATTATTCACGTTAATAAAAGGATAGGATCTGAAAATTCACCTAATGACCAGTCATATAATAGAAGAAAATGTGCATTAAGGACTGGACGATGGCCAAGTGGTACTGACTTAAGATTAGATGTAGGAAGTAGTGGTCAAATTTTAGGTGCTGGAGGTGATGGTAGAAAAGGTTCTAGTGGAAATAGTAGACCAGATAAAGCACAAGGAGGCACAAGTGCATTAGGAGTACAATTTGCAGTTCATATTGATAATAATGGCATCATAAGATGTGGTTATGGTGGTGGAGGAGGAGGTACTGGTGGTAACTCTGATCCTAGTAAAAGTCAACAAGATTATGGTCGCTCTGGTGGTGGCGGTGGTGGTGGAGCTGGTTTCCCTGCAGGAGACGGTGGTCCAGCAGGAACTGGTGCATTTGGACCTCCTTCTGCTGGAAATGATGGTAGTGCGGGAAATGCTGCATCTGTATTTGAAGAAGGAACAGGTGGTGATGGTGGTAATCTATCAGGAGGAGCATCTGGTGGAAATGGCGGACCTGGTGGTAGTATAGATAATCCAACCGCATCTCAGGGTGGCAAAGGTCAATCTCCAAGTAGAAAAGGATATGGCACAAATCAACCTGGTGGTTTCGGAGGTGATAATGGATTTGGTATTATTTTTAGAACACAAGCTGTAGCAGATGCCTCTGATGGTAATACAAACACTCCTGGACCTCAAGGAGGAGATAACGTTAATTCTGGTATTGTTTAATTAATTTTTTTTTTTATAATGGTTATTATAATGGATGATGTAGTGGAAAATATTTCCGCTGTACAACAATTTGCAAAAGAGAATAATAAGAATCAAACAGAAAAATGGTTCTCATTAGATGAGGATCATCTCTTTGTTGATTTTTGTCATAAGATGATCGAGATTGCGAAGAATCCTTTTGATTTATCTGAATGTATAGGGTATGAATTTTGGACACATAATGATACTGTTCCAAAGGATTGGCATATTGATAAAGATGAGCAAATGCAAATAAAAAAAGGTGTAACTAGATTTCCATTATGTTCTATGGTATACTATGTTGAAGTTGAAGATTTAAGGGGTGGGAAATTGCATATCGAGGATGATATTATCATTCCAAAAACAAATAGATTAGTTATTTTTTCACCTGGTAAATATCATTGTGTAGAACCTTTTTTAGGTAAAAGAACAACCTATTGTTTAAATCCTTGGAGTGTTAAATTATGATTACAGATTTTATTAAAGTTTATGACGATGCTGTCTCAGTAGAATATTGCGAAAAATTTATTGGATATATCGAACATTATATAGAAAATGGAGTAATATTAAGAGAACCATTTGCACCTGATCATAAAGATCATAGCACTGTAAACTTTCATAATGATGCAACCTATGATATGTTGGCAGGAGATCAACTTCCATTGACATTTTTACCGATGATTAAAGAATATGTTGATGATTATTTGGCAACTTATAGCTTACTCCAAAAAGAAATTTTGTTGATGTTTGATGTAAAGGCAAAAAAGATTCCTGTTGGTGGAGGTTTTCATCGCTGGCATTATGAAAATTCAACAGTACAATCATCTGCTAGAAAATTAGTTGTACAATTGTATCTTAATACTGTTGAGGAGGGAGGTGAAACTGAATTTTTGTACATTAATAAAAGAGTCAAAGCAAAACAAGGCACATTAATTATTTTCCCTGCTGCATTTACTCATACACACAGAGGTAATCCACCAATAGGTCAAGATAAGTATATACTTACCACTTGGGTTATAAGTCAAGATAATAATTTTTTAACATATAAATGAAAATAATTTGCAAGATAATAGAACACATTCCTGATACTAAACAGATACTTTTTAGAATTTGTAGATTGCACTCCCATAAACCTATAGATGAGCATATCAGGTGTATAGTTTGTTACGATGATTTAGATATGACTGATTTTGAATCATTTAAATTTAGTATAATCAGAAAATTTCAACATCAAATTCAATTTGACGATGAAAATCAAGTCATATTGAAAGAAAACACACCAATTGAGAATTCAGCACTAGATATTGACAAATTAGTTGGTAAAGTTTTTTCTGGTGATTTTACAAACCGATCAATTAGATTACTCAAAATGAGAAAAGTTAAATTATGAAAAAAATATTTTATTCTAGTTGTATATTCAACAAAAATAATGAACCATCAGTATTAGAGTCTTCATTCACTTTAGTCAAACAATTTAATTGTTTTACAAAAGATAATCTTGATTTGATGATTGATAAATTAGAAAGATTAAAAAAAGAAAATTTTAATCGCATCAATATACCTGATTTTGAATATTCAGTAGAAGGTAATTATATATCTTATAATACTGTTTTTATAAAAGGTTGGGGGATCGGCACACACATTCCTGAATTTGCTAACATAATTTATGAAGATGTAGTTGAAAGAGATTCAGATTGGACATTTGATGACTTTGGTAGTTCTAATTTTATTGTTGAGCATAACACCGATAAAATATTTGCTGTTGATTTTCAATCATATAATTATATACCTGATCGAGAACATCGAATATCAAAATGGGAAAAATTTAAAAATTTAAATTTTTATATGTTAAAAGATTTGGCAAATGGAAAATGGACTAACCCAGCTCATCATCCATTGAGGAAAAACTATGAGTGAAATTTTTAATATTTTTCCCACTACAATTTACGCAGATAGGGTTGAAAATCATTTTGCATTTAAAGAACTTTATTATGATTTGTATTCAAAATATGATTATGTAGAGAATGAAAGATCTAATACAGTAAGTGAAGGTCAGGTTGATGTTGACCCATTATTACATCTTGAACCTACCTTATATCCTCTTTTTGGAGAAATAATTTCTCACGTTAAAAAATATGTTTTAGAAATATTAGAGTATAAAGATATTTTTAATTATGCCATAACAAAATCTTGGATTTCAAGAGCAAGAGATAATAAAGAAATTCCTTGGCATATTCATTCTACAAGTCACGTTTCTTTTGTTTATTTCTTAAATATACCACCTAATTCTCATCAAACTATATTTCTCAATCGAGAAAATCCAAATGGTTTGTTTTTAGGTTCAAATAGTCAAAATACAGTTGATGATGCAACAATGGTTAAGAAATATAATGAATTAAACTCAAGAACATTTTTCATCAATCCACAAGAAGGTGTTGTTCTTTTATTTCCTAGCATAATATCACATGGTACAAAAGCAATTGATGAAAATTTTAACGATGAAAGATTAGCCATTGTCGGTGATGTCAATTTAATTTTGAAAGAACAATATTTACACCACTCTATGGGATTGATAGATGAAAAATATTGGAGGAAATTTAATTAATGGAACCATCAATGGTCAGATATCACAAAAAATGTGATGAATTTAGCATATGTTGTGAAGTTGGTGATAAAGGTGTCATCTTTTTGGAAAATGCTGAAGAAAGAAGGACTCTGTACCAAATCATTGTAAGAGGTTCAGGTAAAATGGCAAAGGTTTTTGATTCAGAATATCTAATAGGTGATTCAATAAACAATAATTTTTTAGATTTAAAGAAATATATGGGATATCACACCATTTTTGAATCTACTAAACCTTTTTTCATTTATGGATTCAATACTCTTGACCCACAACAAGATTGGGATGGTAAACTTATTTCAAATTCTTTTGATGGTAATGATAAAAGTTATCTTGTATGTTTCAAAGGTAATCCCATTATAAACGGAGTTAAACTAAGACCACGAGATTATGCTAAACTAGAAAATAAACACTATGATGTATCATCTAATAATTCAATGATAGGAGTTTTCACTAAATTATGAATAATTTTTGCAGAGAATTAAATTTTACACCAGAATTATACCCTAAATTAGATTTATCAAAATATAATACTGAGGGATATAATTGGGTAACATTTCATAAAACACCTAAACCAAGTGAATTAAATAATAATTATCTATTTCAATATCTAGAATCACTTGGTTTGTCTTGCAAATGGATAGAATTGTTTTACTCACCCCCAAAATCAGATGGGATAATTCATTGTGATAATACAGATTATACTCAATATACAAAAATATATTTTCAATTTGGTGCTAAAGGAAGCACTTTAAGATGGTGGGATTCAAAGAAAATAAGAAAGGTTAGTACTACTGTTGGAGGTAAAAATGATAAAGATACAGATTATTCATCTCATAAGGTAGATATATTAGTGTCTGACGAAAAAGATGCAAAAATAATTTATGAAAAGGATTTGAGAAATCCTCATATTGTAAATGTGGGAAAGTTGCATAGTCCTCATAATCCAACAAATGAAAAAAGATTTGTAGTAACATTAGCTATATGTGATTTGGATGGTAGAAGAATCTTATGGGATGAAGCCATAACTAAGTTATCAAATAATATAATATGATTACTCAGGAAAATTTACATTTATTATATAATTGGGCAAAAAATAATCCTTTTCCTTGTAAGAAAGCACCAACTATAGAAGGTTACTCTAATAAAGTAATAGATTACTATTGGTTGAAATCAGTTAAAAAATCTGTTATAATAAGAAGAAAATATATGACCGATGATATATTTAAGATTTATGAAAATGATGAAATATTATTTTCTAATTACACATCGTTTCGTGGAGGAACTGAATTATATCCCCATAAAGACCCAGACATTTTAAGGTTCCCATATAAAAGAATTCAGATTCCTCTATCTATTCCAGACAAAAATAAATGTTATATGGAGTGGACTGATATTAAAGGTGGAAAAATAATTTGGGAAGAAGGTAAACCTCAAATATGTGATGTTATGCACTATACACATCAAGCATTTAATAAATCAGAAAAACCAATGAATTTCTTGTTCATTGATGTAAAATTAGATTCTATCGTAGAAATTTAGTATGGACAAATATGGATATATTGATGTATTTCCTACTAGAATACACAAAATAAAACTTGATACAAAACTTATACCTAAGATAACTTTTGGAGAGGATGATTACTCTAAATCATTTGATTTTATTGATATATTGCATAATCCAATTTTTTCAAAGTTAAATGAGACAGTTTTAAGAGAAGCATCTATGGTGTGTCCAAAGCACCCAAGTATTGGAGAGTGGAAAATTGTGGGTGCGTGGGCTAATAAACAAGAACCTGAACAAGATGGATTTAAGTTTCATTCTCATATTAATTCCTTCATGTCGTGTGTTTTTTATGTGGAAGGAGAAGATATGTCTTTAATTGTTAAGGAGGAAGCAAAAGAGCCTCGTCAAAGTGACTCTACCACAACCTGTTTTTACGATATAATTGTTCGTCATAATATGCATCCAGAAATTACATTACCTGTAGATGTTGGTGATTTATTAGTATTTCCTAGTTATCAGTTACATAAGTCTAATACTAATTTCACAAATAAAAACAGAATAAGCATTTCGTATAATTTATTACCATCTAAAATAAAAAATGAAGATTTACCCTGGTCTTTGAATTTAGATATTAAATAAAATACAATTTTTAAACTGTCACAAGTCCCTGCACAGGAGGTTTTTTAATGCTATAATATAGACATCTAAAGAAAACTAATGCAACTAAGACCACATCAAGAGCAAGCAATACAATCAATGTTAGACAATGACAAAGGACAAGTCATTGTTCCTACTGGTGGTGGTAAGACCATCTGTATGATTATGGATGCTGTCAAGCAGTTAGAAGATTATGGTACAGTTGTAGTTGTTGCACCACGCATACTGCTTGCAGAGCAACTATGCAAAGAGTTTATGGAAATCATTGATAAGAAATACAATGATGTAGATGTGATGCACGTTCATAGTGGTAAAATCAAAGGTATGTTTAGCACCACTAATCCACTTGAGATACAGGGATTTGTTGAACAGAATTTAGTAAATTTCTTCAGTAGAACTATTATATT